AGCTACACGGCTGATGGGGGATCTGTTGACCGTGTTATCATTCGGCAAACTACAACCGGAGGGGACGTTTTCATAAAATCTTTGACCGTCGAAAATGTCCACAGTTATATCGGGCAATTCAACATGGATTATCTCTCCGTTGGAAGGCTGATTTTAGAGGATTTAAAAGTCGGCGATGACGGCGATGTCGATAATGATTCTGATTTTGTTATCAATACTTCGGTCAATGTGGACACTGTTACTGAATCGATAGTTGATGCCGATATTTATATAAGATGAATGGATCGGAATGTGAGATTTGCAGATGGTTAGAACGCCAGAATCGGGCTTTGCGGGACCAGGAGTTTCAGGCAATGCAATCCCTGGGGCTTATTCGCTTGCGTCGGGACCACCTTCAGAAGTACCACCCGAATCTCCAGCGGGCGGTACGGGGTTGATCTGGGGGCTTATAAGGCCACAGATTTTTATTGCTATTATTTGTGGCACAATTTTTTCTGTCTCTGCTCTCATCATCGGGATGCAGATGGAAGCCGTTGAGGTGGTGACTGCGGTTGTGGGAAGTTTCCTGGGTTTTCTTGCGGGGGTGAGTTTGAAGGTCATCGAACGAGAATAGGAGATAGTTATGTGGAAGGCATTTCAGGCGGCTCGACGTTATTCTGCTTTTCTGGTTGCTGCCCTGGAGCTCCTCGATTGTATAAATGGGGCTATGCGTCGTGACGGTTCAATCAGCAGGGATGATCGCAAGGCTTTGCTTGGACGGTGGAATGAGCTCATCAAGACGATGCAGTTTGTTAGAAAGAATCGCTGACTGTTGTTATGAATACTGGTGTTTCGACGTCTGATCTTCCGTAGCCGATGACGTTGTAGTTGAACCATTCCTGGGCTAGTTGGCGAGGGTCGTCCTCTTTGTGGGCGTCATCTTTGAATTGTTCTGCAAAGATCTCGATCACTTTGTCGTAGTCGTAGGCTATCGCCTGGTCTCGGCCGAATGAGTCTGCTACTCCTATGATTGCTTCGTAGAAGTCCGGACCCATTATGTCCAGGAGGCCGTGCGTGGTTATGTTTTCTTCAATCCATTCTTCTCTGTTCATGATTGTTCAGTGACCTGCATGGTGATTCCTTGCAGGTGGTTGTGCGGCACCTTTATGAATTCCGGTGGATATATGGTGACGTAGTTCGGACCGTCGTCTGTGATTATTCCTTCGATTGTCAGGCAGTCGAGTGCAAACTTCATGGATGCTACCAGGTTGTCGGGGTCCATCGGTTTCTTTGAATGTCGTGCAATGTATTTGATAGTGACCCTGTCCATGGGATCTGGTTTTTGTTCTCTGATTCTGTAGATCGTATTATCTTGGAAGTCTCGTTTGATTCTTGAGCGGGCCCGTGCCTGGTTTTCGTTTCTGGGTGAAAAGTTAGGGCGTAACATTTTCGGCGGCATATAAGGCCATTCGAGGCTGAATGATTTTAGCTCTCCCACGATCTGAATCCTCCGTCCTTTCCTCGTATCAATTTTATTGAGTGTCCCCATCGTTCGCAGGTCATCACGGTGTACCTGCCCTTTGATGATAACCCTTTAGTCAAGTTTGACGGTTCCAGGTTGAGGGTGTCGTTTCGGCATATGGGGCAGTCGGCTAGCAGAAGTTCTTTCCCTTTGACTCCTACTCGCTGTCTGGTTTCTGAAAGCTCCAGGCGGAGTGCCAGGTTCGCCCATTGGGGTGTCGTTCCCGAATATGGAAGCAATGTTATGGATGGCCTGAAGCTGTCCATGAGGTTAGATTTCAGAGGGTTTACTATCCAGTCGTAGTTTATCCATCCGCAGGTAGGACATTCTGGGTGCCTGTCTGTGTTCAGGAGGAGCCTTTTGTTGTTACATTTTCCACAGAAATGTGGGAGGCTGTCTGTTATTCGTGGGGGGTCTGGTGTCTTCAGGTTTGCGTTAGAGTATGCGAGGCTTTGTGGTTGGGAGTTGTTTGGTTTCTTGCGGATTGTCGTCGGCCTTGTTGGTTGCCAGGGCGTATGCACCGTCTTCGTTCGTTTCAAAAAGTCCATCTGGTTTTTTGCTTGTCTTCAGGTTTCTTAATAGTGCATTGCTGATGGTTGATCTTTTGATTCCTGTTCCCACAGAAATCTGTGAGACTTTCAGGTGGGTTCCCCCCTTTGCCTTAATGAATCGTATCACTTCTTCTTTTGTGTTTTGTGGTTGGCTCTCTTCCAGTTCTGGGTAATCTTCTATGTGAGCTCTCTCCATTCCGGTTAGGCCTCTGTTGTCGAATGTCAGGCTTACAACCTGAGGGTCTGATGGGGCCATGTCGTTCTGTCCTGAGACTGAGAGCATCACTCCCATGTCGTTTCCGCTGGGAAGGTGAGATGCCTCAACGTCGACCATGCTGTCGCAACTGGCTAGGAACTGGACTGAACCAAATACATGTTCGTTGGTCCAGCTTCTGTGTGCTATGCCTACCCAGGCTCTTGATGATTCCTTTACAAGGTTGTTGAGGGCGTCGGTTAATTTCATTGCCGTTGAATCTTCCAGTAGTGAACCCATGCCCGCTCTCGATATGGAGTCGATGAATATGATCTGGGTTTTGTGTAGGCGCATCTGGTACTGGATGCTTGGCATTAACTGCATGAGGTTCAGGCCTTTTGCATTTATGAATGGGAGTGTTCTCCTGGGCGGCAAACCTAAAGCTTCGTTTACTTTAGCGAGTCTCAATTTGAGGCTGTCCTTTGATCTTTCGAGGTTAACGTAAAGGCAATTTGCCTGTTCGGTTTCCCATAGTTGGGAGAGGCCGGCGTCGGCGCTGACTGCCATTGCGAGGGCGACGTAGCTTTTACCCTGTTTGGGAAGTGCGTTGAGTATTGTCCCTCCTCCTTCGATGACGTAATTTTTTATTAACTGCTTGACCTCGATATCGGGGTCGCCGGCCATGTTCTCAAACAGGATCTGGCTTTTGATCTTTAGTTTGGGTGCCTCGTAGGTGAAGTTTTCGATGTCCTGGGTGAAGTCTTCTCTGGAGTAGAAGGGTAGGATGTCTGTGAAGCTTCGTTTCTTTGTGACGTAGCCGGCGAATGGGCCTCTTTGGCCCTGCTTTGACCAGTTGAACGAATCGTAGGCGATCATTCTTTGGTCTAACATGACGTCGATCTGGCCGTGAACCCCTGTTTTTTCTGGTCTTATGTCGTCTTGCGGTGCTACGAGGTGTAGCAGGTGATTGCCGTGAGGGGTGCTTATGACTCTGGTTGCTTCGATGAGGTCTTCGCCGGTGTCTTCAACTGTCGTGCTGAGTAGTCTTAGTGGTGGATATGCGAGTGTAGGTTCTTCCAAGTACTTCTCGTTTGCCCTTAGGGCCTGTTGAATGGTTAGTTTCGGGGTTCTTTATTCTGGTTGTCAGCCACTGTTGTATCAGAATTTCGTTTTCTTCTTCTACTGCTGTGACCAGAAGCTCTAGTTCCCGTACTCTCTCCTGCAATATTCTAATGTGGTTTCGTAGTTTGAATTCGCGTTGTGTCATTTTGTTAAATGGGGGGAATGTTCCCTGTTTCCCGTGGCTGAGATATTCTGCCTTGGGTTACCATTCCCCCCGGGCTCCAGATTGTGAGGTGGTCTAGTTGTCTGGAGCCCTGCTACGCGGCTATTAGATCAAATCTTTTTTTGAAGCTGCACATATGTTCCCAAGCGAGGCTGTATGTGCCCCCTTCTTCTAGGAATGCGCCCAGTGTTTCTGTCAGGCAGGTTTGGAGGTCTGCTTTGGTCCAACCCTGAGATGCCAGTGCCGCGTCGAGTTGGTCTAGGGTCTTAACCTCTATTGGTTGGGCCTGTGTGCCCTGTAGAGAGGCTTTGTCGTCGTCGATCAACGGTAAGGCGGCTTCAGTCGGTTGCTCGCACCACAACGTCTTGTTGTTCTTGTCCTTGTAGCTGTGTGACGGTTTGAAGCCCAGCTCTATTTGTCTGTCGCTTTGTGTCCACGGCTTGCTGTGTTCCTCGCACCAATCGTTGTCGGAGCTCACGGTTCTTTGAGGTGTTGTTTGGGAAGTGGAACTCTTGGGTTGTGGCTGCGAGTTCTTGATTGAATCCGCTGATTGCATTTCTTCTAGGCTCGGCCTGTTCTTGGCGAACATATTCAGGTTCGCAAGGGCTCGGCCGATTGCCGATGTCTCGCAGTTCTCGTAGAACTTCTCGATCGTCCCGCCGGCGAGGTCTCTCGCGATCCCTGTTGCCAGTGGAACGTTGAGGCCCTGTTCCTCTGCGTTCTTCCATAGGTAGGCCTTAACTACTGCGTGTCTGTCGGTCATTTCCAGTATCTCTGCGGTTATTCGGCCGTCGGGGTTTTGTTCGTAGAACAGGGGAATCCTGTCCTTGACCATTTCATATTCCTCTACGTTAAAAAAGGGTGCCATGTTTTCTCCTTATCTGTGGTTGCTCAGGTGCTTGAATTTGTCGTCTCTGATCTGGGCCTCTGTTATGGCCCTCGCTGCGCCTAGCTCCCGTCCTATGTTTATCAATGCTCTGGCGATCACCAGTGATATGTGGAGGCTGACGGTGTTTTCTGTCGGGGTTCCCAGATCCATCTCAGGAAACTTGCTGAGTGACAAAAGGTCGTCCAGATCAACATCGAGCCAGTTCCAAGTAGAGGGGTTCGGTTTTGAATCCTCGGCGTTCTCGTAGGGGTAGGGTGACTTTCTTTCTCGTTCCATCGTTTCTCCTTTGGTCTGTTGGGACCTTTTATGTTATTGGTTTTCCTGTGGGGAATCTACCTTTTTCTCGTTCAGTTTTCCCTCAATGTATTTGTTGAGATCCTCGGCCTTCACTCTCCATTCTCTTCCTTCTTTGAAAGCTCGGATCTTGTTGTTGTTGATGTGGAGGTAAACCTGCAATATCTCTACTCCAAGCGCCTTGGCCACCTGTTTCACGGTGAGCAATGATGGCACCAGTTTTTGTTCCGGTCTTTTTTTTCTCAATCTAGACTCCTTCGAGGACGTAGCCCTCGCCTTGGATCGTTACGTTCGTGTCTTTGAATTTGAAGGCGTAGTATCTGTTGTTGAATTCGCAGAGGTATTTCTCCGGTGTTATGTTTGCGAACTCGAACTTTCCGGTGAAAGTTTTTTGCTGTCTTCTGTCGCTTTCGTATTTGGGGCTTCCGTCCCTGTAGGTTTTCGGTTTGCCCTTTGCGGTGTAGAACTGTACTTGCGGGTGTTGCATGATCATTCTCACTACGAGCCCTGTAGTCCTGTTTCCTGTCAGGGTTTCAAGAGCCTTGGCATAGGCGGAGATCTGTACGGCGTGGTCTAGGTAGATTCCACCGGAGCCGTCGCCTCCTGACTTCCAGTCAACTACCTGATAGGTGCCGTCTGGCAGCTGAAAGATGGCGTCTACTGTGCCGGCGTATGAACACGTTCCTTGGTTGTAGAGGAGCGCTCGTTCTCCTTCCAGAAATGTTGCGTCGTACTGGGATCTCCAGTTATTCCAAGCTTGAAGGGCGGGAACGTAGAAGTCCTCGAACTCGACGCCTTCGTTCCCGTCGAGAACCTGTTCAATTATGGAATGCATTTCTGTTCCGATGTCGGCTGCCTTGGAGAATGAGTCGTCGGCCGCCTTCAAGATATCCCTGGTGATCCATTCGTCTATCTTTATGCCGTCGAGATCCTCTAAGGCGAATCGTGTTTCCCTCTGTCTGGCTCCCTGTATTTGTGGTTTATTTACGATGTTGCATATCGTGGTCACTGATGGGTGCTCGATCTCTTGTTTATCTGTTGGGTCGATGTAGGTGCGTCCGCCTCTCCAATTCGTTTTGCGAATTAATTCCTTCGGCGGAGCTCCGAATGCCATTGGTATTCTTTCTTTTAATTCGGGGGCCATATAGTTGTCTCCTTTAGTTGCAGTTCAGATGGTTCGTAACCTTTTTCAATCCGGAAGCGGCACCATCCGCAAAGGTTTTTGTCGTCGTGTGCCACGTATAACCATGAGTGCCATTTTTTGCACCGTTTGCACTGGTAGTCGTTGTAACGTGTGCGTCTCATGGTCTGTCTCTTTCTCATTCACCTCCTTCGACTGTTATGTCTTCGATGATGAATGTGTTATTTCTGAAGCAGTTTGCGTAAACGAAACGCTCGAACGGGTCTGACTCTCTGATGTTGAATGCGTCGGGTTGGTACTCTTCTTCCCCCCTGAGTTTGCTCAGGAGGGTTTCCGATACTGTCACTTTTAATGTGGTGGTTATTCTTATGTGCGGCATTTATGTCACCTTTTCGTAAGTTGCTTCCCATGTCAGTGCTGCGTCAATTCTTTCTTCTAACTCTTGGACGGCTCCAAGGGCTGCGTCCCAATCTAGTTCGTCGGCGTCCGGAACTCGGTTGCCGTCTTCGTCTGGTTCGATTCCGTTAAGTTCTGCCTCGGCTTCTGCGGCGTCCCATTCGTCGCTGCGGCGTTCTCTTATGTCGAGTTCGAGGTGTCTGAGGTCGTCCATGATGTCGTATGTGTAATCGGTGGAATGGAGTACAAGGGTTACCGCCGCTATCATGGTGCGATCTTTCTCCGCGATCCTGTGGTGCTCTGTCAGGGCCGTCTGGAGGTCTTCATGGGCAACCCAGTGGTCGGTGTTGTTGTCCCCTTGGTTCATGCATTCCTGATGCTCGTGGTCTTCGTTGCATTCAGTCCAAGCTAATATATACATCACTTCTCCTTTTGGAATTCCTCGCCCCATAGATTTGAAGGGGGCTCGTACTGTCCGTTGTTAATTGTGTATCCGATTCTTACTATGTCGATGTGACCTATTCCGTACTGGTTCCACCATATGGAGGCGTGGTCGGCTAGGTCTTCTGGGTGAAAGCGGTGGATGTCGGGATATGCTACGTTTTTTTCGCAGTCTTCGCAGAGCTCTCCGTGGTCTGGCTCGATTTCTATTCGTTTGAATATCTCACCGGTTTTCGCGTCGGCGAATATTGTTCCGTGCCTGCCTGTTATGACTAATAGATTTTTGGCCATTTGTTCTCCTTTTGTTCTCCTATGATCTTTGCCTCGATGGCTTTGTTTATGCCCCCGGCGTCGTCGATCAGGGTTTGCATTTGTTCCGCGATCGAGTCTTGGAGCGAGCCGGCTCCGGTTTCATAAATTTTGTCGGTGTCAAGATCCTCAATTATTAGGGTGTGGACAATCAGGTTCAAAAGTTTTCTCCTTTTAGTATTTGTTTGGGAAGTAGAGAGTCTCGGTCTTCAAAAAAATTCTTTGTTTTCCTCCTTTTCAATGGTAGGGATAGCTGATTAATAATTGGTTCGGGTTCCAGCATTCGCGGCAATTGATTCCGCCTCTGCTGCGGCCGTCACAATGGCCTCCTTGGCTCTTCGCGGGGCATATGTAGGCGGCGGGATCTGGTTCCTTGTTTCGGTGAATTGCGCTCATGGGTATCTGTTTGGAAAGTGGGAACGGCCGGCCGCCATCTATCATGTGGCCTGATCTTCGTATGATCAGGTTCGGCGGGGGCGGGCCATATATTTTGTCGTGGTCAAGGATGATTTTATATTCTCGGCTGGGTAGCCAATGTTCGATCTGTGGTGTGAGGTCCGCCACGTGGCAAATTTTTTGCAGGTGAATAATGTCTTGGATTTCTCCGGCTGAATGCCATCTGAAGTGGTGCTCGCAATATCTGCTTATCAGGTAGGCCATAGCGGGGGCCCATTCTTCATTTGTTAGGGATTCCAAGCGGCGGTACTGGGCCGGTGAAATTGTATTTTTGAATAGTTTAAACAGGTTTTTCAGGGCGTAGCATTCGGAGCACGCGGTTCCTTCGATGTCGGCTAGGATCATTCCGATTCCGCATTGCTCCGGTGGTAGGTTGTAGGTTTTTTCGGGCATTTTCTCTACTTGGTTGAGTCCGCCTCCGGTGATTTCCTTAGCTTCTTTGACTGTAAACGGTCTTGTTAAAGTTAAGCTGTGATATGATTTCGTCGGCATTTCTGGCGTTTCTCCTCGCTGTGGGGTGTCTTAGGTTTGTATGGGAGCGCGGTTTCTGGTAATTCCTGCGCTCCCATATTTTTATTTAGTCATTCCACTCTCTCTTCTTTCAGGTCGATTGTTGTCATTTCTTTACTGGTGATTATTAGCGGTTCCGGTCCCGGTGTTTTTCCGATTGATAAGGATTTTAGTTCGGCTAGTCGGAATATTATTGGGGCGTACTCGGCGCCTTCGTTGTTGAGGTTCTGTCGTGCGATTGTCGCGGTCTCGGCTTCGGCGATTAACTTGGCCTCTAAAAGTTCTGTTTGGGTGTTGGATTTTTCCACGTTAACGGTCGTTTTTGCTAAAAATGTGAGTTTTATTTTGGCGGTATATTTTGGCATTCGTTCGGGTCTCCTTTGGCCGGCCGCGGTTGGGCGGCCGGCCGGTCGTTGTCGTTTCTCTAGTCTTGGGCGGCTGCCTCCTTTAACTTGGCCTCTAATTTCAGGTCTTCGATGGCCTCGGCGAGCTCTTCGCGCATTGTCAAGAATGCGGCGGTTTCTCTTATTGCGCGCCAATCTCCGGCGGTGTCTGTTCCGGTGTGGAATATGGCCACGTCGTCGGGGTCTGGTTCGTGTTTGGGGTTTGAAGCTTCAATGACTATTTGGTTCTGGTTGGTGTAGATAATGAATTCGTTGTCTTGGGCGCGCTCGTGCAATGTCTCGGTTATATAATCCTCTGCTGTGTGTCGTGGCGGTAGGATTTGGGCGTTCTGTGAGTCTTCGAATATTTCTTTGGCGGTTGTTTTTATGTGGTCGCGGTATCTTCTATAGTCTTCGTTTGTAATCATCAGTCGAGCTCCTTTGGCGCGCGGTAGTCTGGATATAATCTTATGTATTTGTCTCTTAACAGGTTGTACACCTTGCGTCGGCTGCCTTTCACTTTGTGTACCTCTTTCATTTGTACATAGGCGGAGCGGCCGCGCGAGAATTTGATTCCGTATATCTCAAGTTCTAGTTGTCCTAAATTTGAGCGGAATATATATTGTTTGATTTGGTCGGGGTCGTCTATAACGTGGGCCATTTTTTGGCTCCTTTTGTATTTGTTTGGGATGTCGAGTGGGCCTCCCTTCCGGGTTTTCCGGATTTGGGGGCGGGGTCTTCTCTTCTCTTGGGATGGGGGTGGGGTCTGTCTTCGCCGGCTCGGGGTGGTGGGGTCTGTCTTCGCCGGCTCGGGGTGGTGGGGTCTTTTCCTCGCGGCGGATCTTGCGGCCGGCTTCGCGGCGGATTTCGCAAGCTTCAAGGCCGATCCGGTGAGGTAGTCCGATCCAGACGCGGCCGGCTTGCGGCGCTCCGGTTGCATTAGATCTGACGCGGCGGTCAAATTTTTTTTAGTCGGGCCGCCTTCGGGGCGGGGGTCTTTCCCTGGTGCGCGATCGGCTTTCGGGGTCGCGCTCTCAAGGAAAGAAGGGGCGGCCAGTTTTCCGCCTGTAGTCGGGCGGGAAAACCGGCCGCGGGGGTCGGTGCTCGAACTAAGCATATCGGGGTCGGGGCTGGTCGGTCTTTTCTGCCTCTTCGAGCGAAAGGGTGAAATAGTTGGCGCGGCTCGAGCGGGTCATCACTTCTCCTAGGTGGTCGGGCGGGGCGTCTTCTGCGCTGTCCATGCTCCATGTTCCGCCGGCGGTGATGTATGACTCGGTGAATTCCTGCTTGGCGGGTTCCTCGGTGGTGTGTCTGCCCTCTAGGTCGCGGAGTGTGTTCCCTGCCTGACAGTTGTCTTCGTGGGCGTAGGGTCCCGCGAGCGCCTGTGTGGGTGGCTCGCCGGTTTCCTCCACGCCGGCGTAATATTTCATTACCAACATCGGGTCGCAATGGCACCACGTGGGGATAGTCTCTTCTAGGCTGTAGACGGTATACGACCAACCTCCTTCCTCGGGGCCTCCGTATGCGCTGCTCGTGCGGTAGGCTTCGGCGTAGCATCTGATCGGGCCTGACGCCTTGCGGCGGTCGGTTGCTTCCTCTTCAAAGTGTATGGCGGCTTGGTAGGCGGCAATTTCCGACTCCATGCCCGCCTTCATGGCGGCAACTATTGCGGTCGTGTCTTCGCGTGGGGTGAATTTGAAATTGTCGGCGATTGGAAGCGCTAGGGCGGCTCCTTCTATCAGGTGCCCAAGTTTTACCCATGCGGTAAGTTCTGCGTCTTGCAGGCGGGCCAATGTCGGGCGGTTGTCGGTGTAGGTGTCGGCGTGCAGCGTTAGGGTTTTGAGCCGGTTTTCGGGTTCTTCTTCGGTGGTTCCGATTGGCGCCGCGTGTGAGAGTCCTAGCGAGTCGAAACAGGTCGAGCATAACCATAGGTCATTGTTGGCCCGTATCTCTCGGATCTTCGAACATCGGAAGCCGGTGGGCCCGTTGGGGTATGTGTGGGACTGGTGGGTGCATTGGCATAGTACCTTGTGATTCATGATCGGGCCTCCTTTAGTACGGGCTCTCCCATTCGGGCCATTTCGCGGATTGGGCTCATTCCGTCGGTGTGGGTCGCTGGGATGCCTTCTTGGTGAATGTGGATCGTCTGTGTGTCTCTGTCTGCCCAACCTTTGCCAATCATCCAGTCTAGGAACAATGTGGCGTCGGCGTCTTCTTCGAGATACACAAAGTCTTGGTCGTGGTAGCTGTAGGCGCTCGGAAGCGTTTTGCTGAGGAAAAATAGGGCCTTGGGTACGCGGAGCCATCCGTGGGCGTCATCGACCTCCCATTGAATTTCTCGGCATTGGTTGCAGTGTATCTGCGGTGTGTCTGGTGTGGGGTGGGTCATTGTGTAACCTCCCCACACATCACGCATTCGCGCTGTCTGTTCCTGAATTCGGCGGTAATTAGGTGCTCGCAGTCTTTGAGGGGCTGTCCGTCCAGAAAGTCGAGCAGGCAGTCGGGGCATGTGTCGCCGATCTGCTCGCAGTCATAACAGGCGATGTCTTCCGCGGGGATGTAGTCGACGGGGCCGTCTGTGAGTTGGTGCGGAGTGTTAGTCGACATGTGAAGTCCTCCACGCGGTGCAAGTGCGATCCTTGCAGTGGTGGTGGTCTCCATGGCGGAATTGTAGTGGACAGTTCCTAACCACACATGGTCGGTAGTGGTGTTTCTTCTTCATTGGCTCAATTCTCCTTGTTTCGTCGGCCATTTGTCGGCTCCCAGATTGGGCCGGCCTCCTTATCTTACCATAGATGGGCATATATTCCTGACTATGGTGGTCGGTCTTTAGCGGGGGTCATCCGCGGGATAGGGGAGCAAACGAGGACCGGCACGTCAACCTCTCATTAACCTATAAGGGGGCGCGCAGGCTTGCCGCTCTATAGCCGCGGGGAATTGTCTCTGCGGTTTCGGGGTTTAGCGGGCCTTTACGGCGCGGTAAATTCGGGGTTCGATCGCGGCCGGCTCTATTCGGCCGGCTGTCGGTCGGGGGTTCTTTCTGCTGTTTTATTCTGGCGTAATCGTCGGAATAAAATCAGCGCGGATTGGCGGAGCTCGAAACAATGTATTCGTGCTCCGTGCCTTCCCTTTTCTCTTGGGTCGATGTGTCTACTTTTTGGGCCGCGGTATTTTCCGTGGTGGTGGTGGGCTTTGCCTGGCAATACACGACGAATTTCTGCGGGCTCTTTCCTCGAGTGTTGTTGCCAGGCAAACCTTTAATTGCAAGCGGGCCGGCTCTATTCGGCCGGTGTTAGTGCCGCAATTATAAGAGGGGCGGCTTTGTTTTTTCGGGTTCCTCTTTTCTTTTCGCGGTTTATATTTTCCTTTCGGGTCCAGTGCGCGAGCCCTGGACCAAGTCGCGATTGTGATTTGGGGAATTGGGGGCGGGAATTGCGAAAGTTCTTGGTCTTCGGTTGAAGCGCGGGTTTCTCTTTTCGGATCTTCCGCCGCGGGGGTTATCACGGTTTTCTAGGTGAGCTCCCCAGTGGCGGGTTTTTTATCGCGGTTTATATTTTCCTTTGGGGTTCTGGGTCGGGTTGGTTCCTTTGCGGCTCTCTCTGGGCCTCGGGTGGCGGGGGTTTTTCCGGATTCGGGGCCTTTTCCGGTGGATTGTCTCCAATTGGTGGCATAAGCGTTAATTGGGGCGAATGGTAATGCGGGTAGCGATTACCCAAGCGCGGCCGCTGCTGCTCGATGTCGGCTCCTTGGTTGGCGTGCCGCCCTGGGTGACGCGCGGGGCGGTCTTCGTGTTAGTCTTTCGCGGGGGTGATTTATGCTGACTGAGAAACAATTGAAATTCTGCCAGCTGGTAACATCGGGGCTCGATCCTTCCGCGGCTTATGTCGGGGCCGGCTATAAATCGCGGTCTTCAGAAGGTGCTCGCGTCGCTGCTTCAAAGTTGCTACATCATCACCTCGGAGTTGCTACGGAAGTGTCCCGTTTGCGGGCTGTGGGGCTCAGGGCGGAGCGTAAAAAAGCGGAAGCGATAGAGATTGATCAGGCTTGGTTAGTCGCGGAATACTTAGAAGTGCTCGCGCTCTCCAAATCGGCGGGGTCCTTGGGAATTTCGCGGCAATGTTTGCAGGATCTCGCGAAACTTTCCGGTTACTGGTCGGAGTCGAGATCTTTAGATATTAACGTTGTACAGGATCAGCGATTACTAGAGCTGAATTCCTCGGATCTTCTAGAAATGCTCCAGATAGCGCGCGGGGGGGCCTCTCTGGGGCGGGGAGACGCGTCCATTGTCCTTGATTCTCCCACGGGGGGCACGCGCTGAGCGTGGGCCGCGCATAATCTTTCATTCAAGGAAGAAAGGTAGAACACACTCAATCCTGTTTGGCAAGTAATGCCTGACTTCTGCCTACTAAATCCTCTAAGCTATAAGGGAAAGAATAACAACGAGCAAGCGGAAGGTGATAAAGAGTAATGCGCTTGCGGATACCAGGCCGATGCATACGCATTCCTCAAGTTATCCTTGTAATCCACTGTATTAATGGCATTAACAGGTAGACTAATACAATCCATAAGAATATATACAGGCGTGACCGCCGCTCTATTCTTATGAATTAATTTCTTTTCTTTTCTTTTCCGGTTGGAGCGGGATCTTTGGGGGCGGGGTCTTGATCTTTCTCTCCCCTCCCGGTTTTTCTTCCGCTCTCACGCAAGAAGGAGTCCCAGATCTCATGTCACCAAAGACTCAATCCGGTCGTCGGTACTCCATGCAGTTAAGGTACTGGACAACTCGCACCCGATAAAATCTCCTATTTCTCTTTTGGTCCCATGTAACCTGTCCTGTAACCAGTGTAACCATTCTCTCTTATTCCAAAGAAGGTTACACAAGGGGGCCTTAAAGGCCCCCGTGTAACCTTTTTTTTTTCTTTGCTACTTTCTTTTTTTTTGTAACCTCCTGGTCGAAATCAGGCCAATGCGTTATTTTAATATAAGGCGTGAGATATCTTCCCAACTGCTTTTACAGGAGACATTGCAATGGCGAGACCTAAACCAGGAAACAAAAAACCCCTTAAACCCCTTACGAAAAACCCAGCCTGGTACTCAGCCAGGCTTAAGAAAGCTAAATTGGCGGCAACATCTATACCGGTGCTCAGGTCCAGGGTAAAAAAAGCAAATGCTGCCCTGGATGCAGCTCTTCATAAACAAGAAGCCGGTGGGTTTGCACTGCACAGCACAAAAAGGACGCCTCTAAAAAAGGGCATAGATAAGGGTGGCCCTAGCAAAAGCACAAAGACGGGCCGTTCATCTGGGTGGCACAAGAAGGGTAGGCCGACCAGTAAGCGAAAGAGCGGAGGAAGTAAATAATGCCAACCAAGGTAACTGGTAAGGGTAAGAACCGTCGGGTTGTTGTTCTGCCTTATCGCACTTCCAAGAAAAAGAAGAAGAAGTAACGGGACGGTAAAACGTGGTTGTTGATAGCCGTGAGGCCCATATGGGCGAGGCAGCGCGTCGTCTGGAGCGGGAGTTCGCCCGCCGTAATTTTGTTTCTCCTGACGGTGAAGAGCCTTGTTTCCTTGATTTCGTTAAAATACTGGAGACCCATCGTTTTGATAGGCCGTCGGGTGGAGCCGCGCCGTTTGAACAATGGGAATATCTCATGGAACTCGCCCGTATGCTGGTGGAGTCCCGTCTCGTTGTAGTTTTAAAGGCTCGGCAGCTTGGTTTTTCCTGGACCACTGCGGCTTATGCTGCGTGGTTGATTACTTTTTCCCGCGGCACGAATGTTCTTATGATCTCCCGTGGCCAGAACGAGGCTTTTGCCCTTCTCGACAAGGTTCGTTTTGTTTTAAGGAATCTTCCTGAGGAGTGGCAGCATCCATTTTCTCCCGATTCTCGTTCTGAGATAGGGGTCCCGTCTATGGATTCTAAGATTGTGGCTCTTCCAAGCACTGAGGATGCGGGCCGGTCGGAAACTGCGTCCCTGGTTATACAGGACGAGGCTGATTTTCATGAGCATCATGCGGCAAACTATGCCGCGGTGAGGCCTACCATCGATCATGGCGGCCAGATGATAATGGGTTCCACCTCTAACAAACGCGAGATGGCTTCTCTTTTCAAGCAGCTCTACCGGGGGGCCCCGGAAAATGACTGGGAAACACTTTTCCTTCCGTGGAATGCGAGGCCTGGCAGGGACGATACGTGGTATGCGGGCGTCAAGGATTCTATTCCGGAGATGGAGCTTCGTTCGCTTTCTCCTGAACAATTCATGGAACAGGAATATCCCGCGAGCGAGATCGAGGCCCTGTCTCCGCCCCGTGCCCAGAGCATTTTCGATCGCGAGGTCATTGCCAATATGGCTGAGGACTGTATAGATGCTGTGAGGGATGTTGGCCCTGCGAGGATCTACCAGGAGTGCAGGGCCGGCAAACGTTATTTCGCGGGCACCGATGTGGCTTCCGGTGTGGGGATGGACTATTCGGTTACGGTAATCGTAGATAATGCTACGGGTTACGTCGTTGCTGATCTTGTGAGCAACGAGCTCCAGCCTGAGGACTTTTCTCTTGCCTCGATGGAGTTGCTTGAGGAATATCATAATCCTGACTGGGCTGTTGAGAATAACTTTTCTGACACTGTTCTGACGGTTGCCCGTGACGCCAACTATCCCAGGTTGTTTCGGCGGCGTGTTGGTCGAGGCCGTCTTTCCCGTCGTGAATATGGTTGGCGGACTGATCGTTCCAGCCGCCAACGTATGTTTGATAATCTACGTGCCGCTTTTAATGCGAACCACCTGACGATTCCTAACAGTTACGGTCTTTCTGAGTTTGCCACTATTGTTGCGGCTCCTGGTGAGAAGCCTGAGGCAATGGGCGGGGCTCACGATGATTACGTTGTGGCTCTCGGTATTGCCCTGATGTGTGGTGTCGACGGTGGAGTCGGGCCCCAGGGGCGCATGGTTCGCGCTCCCGCCCTTGTTTAAGGAGTTTCTATGGCTTTGTTAACTGAACGTCCGGAGGTTGGATCTATTCACCGTTTCCATGCGGCTATGAATGAGATCTGGTCGTCTGCCCATAATGAGTTTGCCGATAATGATTCTTTCTATGAGAGGCGGTTTCCGGTCTGGCGTGCGAATTATTCCGGCAGGCCTGTTTTTTACGACTCTACTCCTACCCACCTGGTTGATCATGCCGTTGCTACGCTGATGTCCTTTTCTCCGCGAGTTCATCGTGATCCTGTTGGTGATACCGATACCCACAAGCTGGATGCAAATGCTGTTGAACATGGCCTTAAATCTGTTTTTGAGTCTTCTGCCCGTGAAGAGACAACTCTTCCGTGGAAGCAGGTTGCCCAGTTTCTTGTCGCTCATGGTTATGCCGTTCTGGAAGGCCCTGTTGTTGTTGGGCTTTCCGATCGTCCTACCGAACCGGAACGTTCCTCGTTCAAGGATGACGATGACTTTGATGCGGCCCGTGTCAGCTATCTTGCCAGCCGTAAGTCGTGGAACCCTTTTCGCATCAGGGTTCCCCATCCAACTTCTGTGCTGCTTAACCCCACCGAAAAAGATCCCAAGACTGCTTTGAAGATCTGCACTATGACTGCCCAGGATCTTTATGAACAGAGTGTTATGAAAAAGCGCAAGCAGCGGAGGCGTTATTCGGAAATTTTTGACCTCGGTGATCGTGATCCGTGGGAGGACATCGAGGTCTGGGATTACTGGACTCCGTCGTGGCACGTTAAGATGGTGGCCGGCGGCGAGCCTATCTACATGGAGCGCAATACCTGGGGCTTTGTTCCTTTTATACACGCCTTTGGCGGGTGGGGCATGGAGAGCGGTGCCGATCTCGGTAATCCCTCGGCCCTTGCCCGCGGTATTCTGACTGCCAATAAGGAGACTATTCGCAAGCGCACACAGGAAATCAGCGCGATGCATCAGATTTTGATGCGGTCTTCCTGGGCCCCGATGGGAACCTCCCGTGATCCCGCCACTCTTGCCCAGGCCATTGCCACTGAAGGCATTCTGGAAGGTGAGCAACAGGATTACTGGGTTATGCAAACCCCTGATATCCCTGCCTGGATGCGGGAGCTCAGGAATCAGACTGACCAGACACTTGAGCTTGGAACTTATTCTTCCTCTCTTGCCGGTCGGCACCAGCCTGGGGTCGGAACTGTCGGCCAACAGGCTATTCTCTCCACTGCCGGCGCCCGCATATTTGCCGGTGTTGCCCTTCAACGTGAACATATGGCCTCTATTATGGCGATGAGGATTTTGCGCATGGTTGACCAGCTCTCAGAGCTGCGTGCCGGCGTTGGTTCTGCCGGCAATATTTTGAAGGCTTCGCAGATTCATCATGTTTACAGCGTTGATGTGACCTTCCCCCATGCTGATCCTGTCATGGATCTTCAACGTCGCCAGGCTGCTCTTGCTGAGTACCAGGCGGGTCTTATCGATGCTGAGACCTATTACGATCAGGCCGGTTATGAAGACGGCACCGAGATTAAACGTCGTATTGTTGCTGACAGTGTGCGCCAGTTGCCCGCCGTTCAGGAACGTATGCAGACTATTCTTGCTGAGGAGATGGGCCTTGTTGATGAGAGTAACAGGGATGCTGCTGCAAATGAGATAGCTCAGCGCCAGGCTGGTGCCATGGGCGGAGTCCCTCCTGAGGGCCCCGGCCCAGGCTTCGATCTTAATCAACCTTTAACTCCGGACACTATGATGCCCGATAGGATTAACCTTGCCCAGTAAAAATGCGAACCCCATATCCGATGCGATCAGGATTGTTGTTGATGAATACAGGACTCTTGTGAAGGAACATCCTTCCAAGCCTGCGGTTCCTGCGCCGTCTGAGGATCGCGGCCGTCCTGGGGGCCTGGCGGCTATTATGAAGCGGCATGGGATCGGGCCTAATCGCAGGTGGTCGGGATGACTACTCCTGAACAGCATCAAATTGATGTGTGGAATGCCATTCTCAATCCTCCTGGTGGCAGGTCTTCTGTTGCGGATCTGGTTTTTGCACAGGAGGATCTTGATCTTCGGAATGAAATTGTTGGCGATATACTGGAATCCAAAACGGTCAAAGAGCGCCAGCAGCACCGGGATGTTCTCGCAGGTCATGATAGGGCGGCTGATTTAGATCGTCTGGATCTCGGTGTTGAGAACTATGACATGGACGGGTTGTATGCTCGCCGTGATGAGGTTGCCACTACCAAGCTTAAACGTTTCGATTTGCGGGACGTTGATGATTTGAATGAGTTGAAGGCCGAAATGGCGGCTGAGGTTTCTCGGCGTTCCGGTGTTTATGGTGATGTGTCGGTTAGCAGCTATTTTAATGAACACCTTTTTGCCGATTTTGAGATCGATCGGCTTGGCAGGGCTGTCAGGAAGCCCGACCACCTTTTTCCCCAGCTTGACCTTGCCGGCTCTGATGGCGGGCATACTGCCCATGTTGTCAGTCAATACAGCGGGCTGGTTGAGAATGCGGCTGAATATATGCTTCACAGTGACCGTGTGTGGAAGTTGATGGAGGATGGGATGAACAGGGGTCGTCTCGATCCCTCTGTCGCCTGGCTGATGGATACCGTTGGGAAGGGGCAGGATGTGGGGCCTAAAGCTTATGCGGAGATTATGAATGCCTACCAGATAAATGCTGTTGCCTTCGATGCTGACGGGCGGGAGATGAGTTTCGGTACTGCCCAGGCTAAGAGCACCGTCGAGGAGATGGTTGAATCCTATCTTGGTGATTGGGCTGATCGTCGTGAGTGGGTTTTTAACGGTTTCGCCAATGAAGGCGCGGAGAGGTTCTCTGTCGGCGTTAATGAGGGTGGTGTTTACCAATTTCAGGAGGGGGGCATCGAGGATCTTCCTTTGATGGGATCTAAGGGCCGCTATGACGCTCATGAATTTGAGCTTTTCAGGTCTTTTCACTGGGAGTTCGACAAGGATATTGCTTATAACGTAGACAAGATTTTGAGGGAGCCTCGTTTTGAGAATGCAGGTTACCATCCTGCTGTCGGTGTTATTCCCAAAAGTTGGCTTGGTGAATGGAAAGAGGATGATATCCGCAGTGTGCTTCGCGTTCAGTTAAAACACTTGCAAAATCAGATAGTTAATGCCCCTGGTGCTTTCCAGTACAACGTTGAACTTGAGGAGGGCGAGGTAAGTGTTGAGACGGGGTTTGAGCTGTGGAAGTCCTTTCATCAGAAGTTTGGGACCGGTGGGTCTGAATACAGCAAGGTTCTTGTTGATGCCTTCGGGGTCAAGGAGGATGAGACCTGGGCTGAGTCCATTCGGGATTCGAGGCTTAACAGGGCCGAGGCGGTCGAATATCTTGAAATTGCTCTTGATCCTGGGGAGAAGCCTTCTGATGAGCTTATTACAGAGGTGATGGCTCAGACTCGTTTTTATTCCAACCTGGGCGAGATGGTTGAGGATACCCGGTTTAAAACCAAGGTTCGTGATCTTCATCAGGCCCGTCTTGATGAGCGGCGTTTTGATGATCGCGGCCTTAATATGGATTTATCCAATGTCCGCGAGACCGCTCTCAAGGATTTTATGTCCGAATATTTGGGTATGGCTGATTATTCGGAGTTTCTCAAAGGTGAGCGTGACACTGATTATTATGATCTTGTTGATGCCTTTGGTGTCTATGAGGGTGGCCCTGAAGCCCGTCGTGATCAGGGCTTCATGGATTCTGTTGATGGCCTTATTGCTGGTTATCGCCAGGCTACTATTGACAGGAGGACTGAAGAGGCGGCGGTCGAGGCCCGTGAGGATATATTTGCTGCGGAAGAGGAGCTCAGTGAGGACACTGCCTTGTTCCGCAATCGGTTGATCCGTATGTTTCGGGAGGGCGGTCCCGCTGGCCCTGCTGGGGAGATGTGGGTGGATGGGATGATCAATGTCGATACTGACCCTGCTTTTGTCAGCCACATTGATAACACTATTATTCCCCGAATTATCCAGAAGGCCTTTTATGGCAATAAGGCCTATGCTACGGAGGCCGATGTCAGGGCGATCTACAAACAGGCCCTTTTAAAGGATGATAAATTTTACGGTCTGAATCCGTATGATATTGATGAGGCTTTCTTCGCCGTTCAGTTTGACGAATCCCGGCCTCCTGGTTTCCCTGGCGGTTTTCCTGGTGGCGGTTTTGTTGAGGAGGATCGCTTTGCCCCCACTTTTGATCTTGAAGCCTTTGCGGGTCGGATAGATTCTGCTGCCATCGAAAGCCCCGAATTTGCTAACTATCTTACTAATGAGTTGAGCTCTGCTTCCTTTGAGGAGGCGTGGCAAGAGGCTGCCCTGCCCAAGGCTCGCCGTGATCGTGGTGCTGAGCTCCAGTCCGCGGATGATCGCGTTGCTTCTTTTCAGGCTGCCTATGATCGGTCCGTTGAGTCCAGAGTTCAACGGCAGAGGGATTTGGATGCTGCCCGGTTTAGTTTGCGGCAGGTTGAGTCTTCTCCTGGTGCTTCAGAGGCTGATCTTATCGCGGCTCAAGATGCTGTGACCCAGGCTGAGAGTGCAAAAGAATCCGGTTCTGGTGCTATCGCCCGTGCCCAGGCGGCGCTTAGTGATGCGACGTCGAGGGCTGCCCGTGAGAAGGGTGAGGTTACAGCGGAATATGAGACCTATACTGGTACGAGGTACGATCCAAAGACACAACGGATCGTTGAGGCCGAAAGGGCTCGTCCCACTGGTAAACAGGTTCCGGTTACTTCTTTGTTCACTCAGGAGGGTGGGGTGTGGAATATTGACCCTTATCAATATGCGCGTGAACGTCGTGGAGCATACATTGAATCCGGTTTGACTCAGGAGGAGTTTTATGAGCGTGAGCTCCCTGGGCTGACCGAACGTTACAAGGGTAGCTCCCTTTATGCCCGCGAACAGGAGAGGCTGGAGGCTGGGCGTGCTGCCGATGAGGCGGACCGTATAACTGAAGAGCGTAGGGTTGAGGCCCTTCGTCGAAACCGGCTTTCCAGTAGCAGGGCTATGAGTGTTTTCGGTAGGAGGGCTTAATGGCTGTAGGTGACACTAAAACTGAGGGTCTCCCAGGGTTAGAGGGTATATCTCTTTCTGATGTTGAGAGGCGTCGTGTTCTCGATTCTGAGCCTAACCGACTTGCCCGTTCTCAAGAGGAGACCGGTACTGGTTTTATTCCTGGTATGGAGGATTTCATTCGGTTTCCCGATGGCGGGGTAGAGGCGATAGATCCATTGAAGTGGCTTCTTCGCCAGGAGAGCACTGAGCTCGGCGAGGTGCGTGAGGAGGGTGTGCGCACGATGCACTGGGCCGCCGGTTACAGGCCCAGTGTTGAAGAGGCTCGCCTGATGGATGCGATGGGTTTTCTGCGTGCTCCTGATGATCCTCTTACCGGCGAGGCTGGCCAGTCTTACTATCCTCTTGATAAAGACGTTATCGACCAGGTTATTTCCACTCCGTGGGATAAGGCCAAGGCTGCCTCCTGGGGTCTTTCCGCTGGGACTCTTTTCGGTTTTCCTGTCACTCTTGGTGCGCTTGAGGCTATTGCTGAGGAATTCGGAACCTGGGCCCGTGTCGGTATTGAGGGTAATTATCGTTATGTGACTGATAATGAGGACTTTCGCCAGGCTCTGGCCGATAAGGCGGAGTCTCGTGGCCTTACCTTTTATGAGTTGACTCAGGATGTGAGTAACAAGCATCTGATAAAGGAAGTTCTGGATGAGAACTACAAGATGCCGTGGGGTGTGGCGGGCGCAATGGAGATGTCTGGCTACGCTGCCATGCCTCTTACTGCCGGTGAGGCATTGGTGCTCAAGGCCGGTTTCTCTTTTCTTAAGGGCAGCTACAGGGCCAGTGCTGCCGCTTATCGTCTTGTTGATCCCGGTTCAACTGTTCGTGGGCTTGCTAATAATGTTCCTGCTGTTCCTGGCTTCGTCAATAAGCTCAGCAACAAGGTTTTTGAAACGCGTAGTCGTAATCTTCAGGTTCATGATGTGAGCGGGCCTCAGGGCCTTGTCGATTCTGCGGGTGGTGTTCAGAGCGTCGAGCAGTTGGAGGCCAGGCTTGTTAATGTTGAACGCCAGTTGAAATCTCAGAGGCCTGATGAGTTTTCAGAATATTATGATTTGACTGCCGATGATCCCTTTGCTGATTATAAGATTCCGGAGGGCACCTTCGATGGGGCGATGGAGCGTCTCTCTATCGAGCAATCCGACTTGTACAGGGCAATAAATAAGGTTCGTGCGGAGGGTGGGGACACTCGGAGCTTCGAGGTTTGGTCTTCTGAAGGTGAGCCTCTTCTTTCCGTCACTGCGAAAAAGACTGCTCCTGATGAACCTGTTTTTGAGATGGTTGGCGGTGTCCCTCGCGAACTCCCTACCGGCACGGGTTTTGAGTTAGAGGTACAGGCCCTGAAACGTTTTGATACACCTGAGGCCGGCCAGGGTCTGAAGGGTGCCGGTTTTGATGACCTTGGTATGAAGGGCTCTTTCAGCCGCAAGGAGATTCTTGAGGTTGCTGAGGTTGTCGGCGAAATGCTTGACACTGATGTTCTTCATGGTGTTCGCATTCCTGATGAGGCTTTCGGCGGGGCTGGTAAAGGTGTTCGCTTTCAAAAGGTTGATATTCCCGATTTGAAGAGAGTTCTTGATCGTGGCAATCCTGTTGATGCCCATACTTCTGAACTTGTAAAGGAAGGTCGGGTTGAACTTTTCAAGGATGCCTACAATCCTGTGGTTGAAGGTATTGAGGGAGTTCCTGATGGTGCCTTGCGGTGGAATGATCTGTCCTTCTGGTATCGGATGGCCGATGATGTCGACATCAGGGGCATTCGTAATGAGTTGGACCATGCCGGTCGAAAGGTCATGGTCGATGTGTTTCAGCGTCTTGAGGCCCTTGGACTGGTTTCTGAGGTTAGGCCTGGTGTTTATCGCCGTATCGTCGAGAATGGTTCTGTCAGGGCTAACGAGATACTTGGTGAGTTGGCGCGATTTCATAAGGGTGTTGTAGGGGGTGGTGCCGATTCTGGGCCCAGGTGGGTGGCTAGTCTGGGTAGCTTTGAATCTGCTGTTCTTCGTGTGGATGCGGTGGAAAATAAGGTTCTTCGTGGCTTTCTTACTAAGTCTGGGATCAATCCTTCTGTTGGGGCTCTTTCTTCTCTTGAGAAGATGGTCATTGCTTTTGTGCGCCAGACAAATGTTTCCGAGGAACTTTCAGAGGTCGCCATTCAGGCTGCCTATGATTCTCACCGCGTTCGATGGAAGCCTTTTGGAAAAGGTCCCGGTCTTTCTTTTGGTAGCTCTCCGGTGAAGATGGACACTGCGGGGATGATCGATGTTAGTGGAAAAAAGGTTCACTGGAATGATGTCTTTGCAGATCCCGATTCCTTTGGTGATGCCTTTCGGCCTGGTACGGGTGCCCGTAATTTGATCGATGACTACCAGAAGGCTGTCAAACAGATGGAGGAGCTTCGGCTTGTTACCGGCTTGCCTAAAAGGCCGGTGTTAAAGACTGGTCTTGTCTATATTCCCAGGATTGGGATAGGTGATGCTCGCGGGGATTTCATACCCCCTGTTGATCCTTATCATCTTCGTGTTTGGGAGACGGCTACCGCCGGTGCCGTGGAGGGCGGGGTTCGATACGAGGCTGATCCCCGTGCTGTTCTGGAGCTTCACCTTCGTTCTTCGTACCATGATATTTTGATGAAGAATATGGAAAATTATGTTATCACTAGTGATCTTGGAACTACTTATGATGCTGCCTTGAGGAGTGTTGTTCCCGATGTTATGGCTCGGTGGAAGCAACGGTTCGCTATCTTCAAGAGTTTGGAAGATGAACTTATCAAGATGAGGATTCGCAACAATGCCCTTGCTGCCAACGTGGGTGATGATGCCCTTGAGGTGCAGAACGCTGCGAAACGTATTGCCGATCAGCAGAAACGGGTTATTGAGGCTCGGAGGCTGTTTGATGCTGAGGAATATAAAAAAGGGCATGCCCTTAACCAGATAAAGCAGGGAAAGAGGGTGGACTCCGGTTTGTTTTCTCTTGGCGAGACTGGCGAGGAGTTGTCTGTTGCTGAATTTATGGGTATTTTCATGCGGAAGGAGGATGTCGAGGTTCTAAGGGGTGGTATCAAACATCTTATGGGGCCTTCTGCCGGTTGGTTGAGGACTGCTAATAAGATCGCGGGCACCATCAAATATACTTCTGCGACTCTCGACCTTGCTGCCCCTTTCACTCATGGTTTGATGATGCTTCCTACTAACCCGCGCCGCTGGGCCAAGGCGGCCTGGCACAGTACATGGGCCCTTATGGACCCGACGGTTCAGTCTCATTTCATCAAGGACAATTTGTCGGTTATTCAACGTATGGCGAGGGCCGGTGTCCCGATAGGTGATGTTGAATATTTCGCTGCTGCCCGGCCTGGTGGCGGGATTGCCTGGGGAGCTCCTCTTGGAAAGGTTAAGGCGGGGCCGATAAATGGAGAATATCTCAGGAAGTTGGCCAACGGTGTTGTTGGTAATACTCTTGGTCGTTTCCAGGCTGCTTATAATGCTGATGTTCTGATTATGAGGACTGAGTTATGGAAGGCTTTGGAGCCTTATTTTTACAATCAGAGGCGGCGTGGCGGTGATGCTGAGTTGGCTTCTACTGTTACTAATATTACCGGCGGCATTGATATCAAGGCTCTTGGTGTGGGTCCGAATCAGAGGGCTATTGAAGGCATTTTGATGGCTTTTGCCCCTCGTCTTATGCGGTCTATTGCCACTATTTTTTCTGATGCCTTCAGGGCTATTCCGACTGAGACCGGCTTTCGTGTGGGCTTCAGGGAGGAGGGCGCTACTGCAAAGCAGATGCAGGCGCTCAGGTCTCTCACCGGTGTTGTCACTTTTATGCATGGCTTTACGGGTACTCTCTGGGCTGCCAACGAGTATTCCAAATCGATGGGTGATTCCAACTACACCGTTGACTGGCGCAGGGGTTACACTGAACTCTTTAATCCTCTTTCCGGTCGCAGGTATATGTCGATTGAAAAGGATGGGGAGTGGTACGGTATCGGAGGACAGACCCGTGGTATGCTCCAGTTTCTGACCGGTCTGGTTATGGCGTTGAATCCTTTTGATGAATCTGACAAGACCCTTGTTTCCTGGGACTCACAGAAAAATCCTGCTTTGCAACGATGGGTGACTCTGGGAGCACCTGGCCTTGATGCTGCTCAGGCTATCCTTGAGGCCACTACCGGTGCTGACCTTGTTCCTGGCGAGAACCTGGAAGGTGTCTGGGATGTGGTTCGGCATATTGGCTCTAATGCCTTGATGTTCGCTATACAGGGCAAGCTTGAGGGGGATAATGTTGGTGGTGTCATTGGCTCTTCCGTGGGTTTCAATACTAAACCTACAACTCCTTTTGAAAATGCAATGAAACTCAGGCGTGATGTCTTTGAGGGTATGAGCCTTGAGGAAAAGGGAAAATTTCGGGATTCCAAGGGTGAATTTCTTATTATGTGGCCTGGGACAACTCATGGTGATGCCTGGGAAAATATGGATCTTCGGTTGAAGGATTATATTGATGGCAAAGATCCTGATATAGGTGTTTTTCTTGACGCTCATCGGCAAAAGCGCTTGAAAGCTGGTGATAATGATCAGGAATATTTTGCCGCGAGAGACGTAATTATTGAGGACCGTAACAGTGCCATTGATGGTTTGGAGACGAAATATGGTGTAGGCAAGGAGTTTCGTGAGCGGATGAGTGATGTTTACACTGATGCCAAGGGGCATTTGGCTCAACTCGATGTTGATTATGAAGATGTTGTCAAGGGGCTGGAGGTTTCAGATCGTAAGGGAGAGTCTGAATATAACAGGGCTGAGTTGAAGTTCTGGCAACAGATGTCTTCCCCTGATCTTGTTGATTCGGAGACTGGTGAATATCTTTACTTTGTGGATAAGTCAGTGAGGGAGGATCTTGCTGATGATCCTCTTGTGGGGCCCCACCTTGAGGCGATCGAACTTCGCTTGAACACTATGCATCCTGTTGGGGCTAGGGTTTTCTGGGGTGATATGGAGATTATGAAGCCCTACCATTTGGCGGGTGAGGAGGTGGCCGAGTCCTCTGGTAGACTCGAAGAGTATAGAAACTGGCTCAGGGAGGATAAGGACGATCGTGAACGTATGCAAGATGAGGACCCTCGTTTGCGCGCTCTTGTGGTTGATGGAGGGGCGATTCAGGTTCGGAAGCAACGTATGAGGACGAATGCCTATGCCGCTTATGATTGGACTGCTGAACAGGCTTTGCGTCTTGAGGCTGCTTTGCTTAAATGGCAATATGTTGAGACTCCTATGAATAATCGGTTGAGGTATCTTTGGAACAAGATGAAGGTTAGTCAGGGTGGTTGGATTCAGGATCGTGGTGGTATTGATCGTTTGGTCGATGAATATCTTGAGAGCCAGGTGGAGATGGTTGCTCCGTGAGGGCCGGTGTTCGTTGTCCCTATCGCAATTGTGGCAAGAAGATTGCCAATGAGCTCGATGGCGTTTTGCGTCTTGTTTGTCCCAGGTGTAAACGTTCTGTGGTTATAGATAGTTCCAGCCTGGTTGACAATTTGGTTGGTGCTTCCTAGACTTGTTTTGATTTGATATATGATTAGTGCGCTTTGCCGCCAATGACTGAAAATGTCATGGCGGTTTTTTTTGTTTCTGGCCACTCGTTAGACTGCCCAGGAGGTGATGTGATGGCGATTGATGGTATTCCAGGTTTGGAGGGAAAAGTTGATATGGTGATGCCAGATCCTGGTGTTCAGGAGGCTTCAGCAACGATAGTACCGGAGAGTTCTCCGCCCCCTGTCGAGGTTGATTTAACTCCGCAACAACAGATTGATGCGCTTACCAAGAGACTGGATGATGGCGAACAGGCTCTGATGAAGAGTCAGAATGATTACAACGCCATGAAGGGCCGGCATGACAAGTTGGCCTCGGCTGCCCGTTCTAACGATGACATTGTAGACAGTGTTGCCGGTCTGAGCGATACGGTTGCCGCAGTTCTCAAACATATCGGCCGTGGAGACGATGAGGCTTTTGCCGCTGATTTAGGGCGTGTGGAATCTGAGCGTCTCAACAGGAAGGAAGGTACGGCTTTCGAGCGGTCCATAGAGGAGATTCGGCTTGATGTCGATGATGCTCTGGCGGATACCGGAATCGATCTTCGCACTGATCCTGACCTTGATGATTTCAGGGCTCTCTGGACTGAGGCTTACAATCAGAAGGATATCGGGGCTATGTATCGGGCCCAGGCGGAATTGTTCCGTGTGCTCAGGCGTCGTGCCAGGGCGGCTCAGAGACAGCTTCAGGAGGCTTCTGATGGTGAGAAGCAACGTATACTTCGATCGGCTCTTGAAGAGGCGGGTGTTAACGATATAGACGGTGGTGGTGGAGCAGCCTCAGGGGAATTATCCGCTGATGCCCTCTTCTCCCGTGATGTTAATACCGTACCTTTTGGTGATCTACAGAAACATAAGGATCAGTTGATGCGGGCAATGCGTCGCTGATCGTACATATGGAGGTACCTTGTCATGGCTGACATGACCGGTTCGACTATGCCTACCTGGCTTCCTGAGCAATGGAGTCAACTGGCTACTATTACTTATCGCTCGAACACAGTTATCTGGCCTTTGCTTGATCGTCGATGGGAGCCTGAGCTCTCAGCCGGTCGCGGGGATACTGTGATGATTCCCAGTTTCACGCAGAATGCTGCTGCTAGGCCACGGTCAACTTTTGGTGAGGGTGCTGCGTTGACTTTTGATGCTGTTACTGAGGCTCAGGTCCCCTTGATTGTTAACCAGTTGGCTTACAAGGCCTTCAGGATGCCGGTTGAGATGGCGATTCAAACGATGCCTAACTATGTCAGTCTTTTGACTGATGGTATTGGAGAGGCGATTGCTCTCAAGATGGATGCTGACGTTGCTGAGGACGGGACAAACGGTTTCGATGCCTTTTCGGCGATTGGGACTGATGGCGTCGATATCACGGATGACACTGTTCTTCAAGCGGAGACCAATCTTAATGATCAGAATGCTCCTATGACTGACCGTTTTGCGGTTATCTCTCCCGCTACCAGGGCTTCTCTTATGAAGGTCGATACCTACAGGAATAGCCTTTACGGCGGGTCTGTGGGGAATATGGATGGGTCTAAGGGTGCCGGCTATCTAGGCCAGATTTATTCCCTTGATTTCTATATGTCGAACAACCTTGAGGATGGAACTTCCGGTAAGAAGAATGCGGTTTTCCATCGCGAGGCTATTGCGGGTATCGTACAGGCCAATATCACGATGGTTCAGGACATGAATATTGAAGAGGGTCTTTTCAACCAGGTTGCCGGTTATTCGGTTTATGGCTTTAAGTTGGTCAAGACTATCTTCGGTCGTGAGGTTGATGGTAAATAGTGGGTGATCCCTGGGAGCATGGTTATCTTGATCGATCCCTCATAGAGGGGGGTTACTGGGAGTCGGCTATTTTTACGGTGCCGGCTGACGTTAGCCACGAGAGGGTTTTGCTTCTGGGTGACAAATATCGGAATAAATTTGGACAGAGTCTTGAGGGGCAGGGGCTGACGGTGCGTCGTATGGGCGAACCTATGTTGGATTCCCGGCCTCTTGAGACTGATCCAGACAGGAGGCGGTATCGGCTCCTTGCGTGGTGTTCGCGACGTCCAAGGGAGATTCATGTTGAGATCCCTGACGAGGCGGTTCCAGACATGGAGAGGATGGGCCTTAGGTTAACGGAGTAATTTTATGGCTTCCACGCAAAATGTTATTTTGAGGAGCGCTGAGTGTACGATAGCTAACCGTGGCGCTAATGAGACTATTGAACTGTTTAATATGGTTGCCGGTGACACGGTGCTCTTTTGCTACGTTGTGCATCTTATCGCCTCTTCTAGCGGCACAGATTCAGCTTTCAATGTTGGTGACGGTGGTGATACCGATCGTTATGTCGATGGTATTGCTTGCGATACGGCGGCCGGTACTTATGTGACTGGTACTACGGCCACTGTTCCCTATACCTATACCGGTGACGATACGATTGATGCTCTCTACACCCAGGGGTCGAATGACGGGAGTGTCGAACCGTCCTTTAGGGTTGTTATGGGGTATGTTAACGCGAGCCCTGCCTAGTTTTCGTCTGACAATTGAGGAGTAATTTATGAGCGCTTACTATCCGGTAGGGGCAACTCGCGTTGAAGGCGAGACTGTTGCTACCTCTACAACCAGGGCCTCGGTTGGAATCCCTGCTGAGTACCATCAGGCGATTATCTACCAGGCCTCGACCGATTTTCGGTTGCATTTGAATCCCGCTGTTCTCGATGTCGTCTACTATGACAACTCGGCTACCAGTAAGTGGGTTATCGGGGGGAGTACTTCTTCTCTTCGGGTTGATCTTTCTGATCGCAGTTCCGGTACTGGCACCGGTACTGTTATGGATAGCGGTACTACTACCGATCGTCTTTATGTCTGTTTCTCTGAGCCTGTCAGCGGCCTTTACGTCGATGTCAAGGCTGCTAATGGTAACTCCTCCACGCTTGCCGCTCATTACTACAATGGATCTTCCTTTGCTGCTGTGAGCTCCCTGAGTGACGGTACTGACAGTGGGGGAGCTACTTTTGCCCAGGACGGTGAGGTTACCTTCACTGCTCCTACTGATTGGCGTTCCGGATCTCTTTTCGATCAGGTTGACGATAGGTCTGCTCCAGGTACTAATGGCTACTGGTTGCGGCTCTCCTGGGGGTCTGCTCTGGACTCCGATACTGAGATTCAAAATCTCTGGAGTATTAATAAAGATACAAGCAGGGCTTATTATCGCGCTAACCAGGAATACTTGTTTAGTTTTGATAGGAGGGCCGTTGGAGCTCTGGAAGCTGTTGTTGCCTCAAGTACCGGCACCCTTCAGATAACCTGGATTAGGACGGTGCAGTAATGACTACTCAGCCTTTTGGCGGAGGCGGGGTAGATATTATTACCGTTGGTGGTACTGACAACTATGTCATGACCGCCGTGGATGCCGATACCATTCAGGGCGAACAATATCTCACGTTTGACGGCAGCACCCTTACCGTAACGGGAGCAATAACAGGTGTTACCAGTATTTTTCAAGCTGATGTAAAAATCGGTGAGGACGATGAGACAAAGATAGACTTTGAGACTGCTGATGAGATTCATTTATATGCAGCAAATGTTGAGCAAGTATATGTAGCTGACAATATCTTTGGTCCACAATCTGATAGTGATGTTGACTTAGGCACTACAGCTGTTAGGTGGAAGGATGCCTATATAGATACCATTACAACAACTGGAACAATAACTACAGGTGATAGTGTCCAGACAGCAACCATAGACTTCACAGATGGCGACCTAGCCATGACGATAGCTGATGGTGGTTCTGTCACATTTGCCCAAGATACCTTTCACAGTAATGGCACAGGCGTGGTCGTTGGTGATACAGCCCAGAGAACAATAACAGGACAGGTTCCTGAATTTCAGATAGCAGGCACAACAGGGGCAGATGCTACTCTCACTATTGGTAGGTGGTCTGCCAGTGCCGGCGGAGGAGGTCTTCATTTCTTCAAGAGTCGTGCTAGTACTATAGGTACTCTTCATGCAGACAGTCGTGTAGATACAGCAGGAGATACGATAGGTAATATTGTTTTCACGATTGATGATGGAAGTACATCATCAGAAACTAATGCTTATAACCATTATGCTGCTCGTATATCAGGACAGTTAGACGCTGCTACATCAGGGGCTAATGATGCGCCCGGAAGACTCGTTTTTTACACTACTGCGTCTGGTGGCATTACTGAATCTGAAGCCATGCGTATTGGCAATAATGGCATGATGACCTACGGCGGTGGAGTCTCCAGAGACACAGGCATCATTTTCGACAACGCAGGCACGGACTACCATGTCGGTGTCGAGTCAGGTGATGATGAGTTTATTATAGGTTTCGGAGCAGTTCTGGGTACTACTCCTATCATGACAATGGGTGCTATTGGTAATGGTCGGGTCACCATAGGCAAGCAACAAGAGACCACAACTCATGGTCTGCTCTATTTGAATCCTGATACTGTTACGGTTGGTGCTAACAAGCCTTATCACTACCTGTATATGTCAAATAACAATGTCATAACAATACCTTCTGGTACTGCAAGTCTTGTTACGGCTATGAATATTGAGGCTCCGAATATCACAGCAACTGGTACGGTTACTACTACAGCAACGATTCGTATCGGAGGGGCGATGACAGAGGGAACTACTGACTACGCCCTCTTGGTGGCTGCTGGTCTGTCGAGGTTTGATGGCATAAGCGTCCACTATGATGGTGTTCAACTTGGATGGAATAACAGTAATTCAGGAGAGGACTTGCTGTGCTATGGAGATGCATCGGGGAGTTATATGTGGTGGGACGCATCTTCTAACTTGTTAAATATAAAGCACAACACCGCAGGGACTACAGTTACTGTTATGCAGTTTATCGATAGCGATTCTGCGATTGTCGGAAGTATCACAACCAACTCAACTGGTAATAGCACGGCATTTAATACCTC